AAACCCATGAGTAACGGTATTTCCGCCCAAGTCAATAATAGTAAATGCTAATTTGACCGGATGAGTCCTGCCGCCTCTGCCGCACATCTGCAACCACAACGGCATGGATGCAGTGGCCTTATTAACTATTACCGTTTCAATATCTGGCTGATCAAATCCTGTTGTAGCTATTCCGACATTGCAAAGTATTGCATCCGGTGTATGCGCAAACCATTCTAAAATCTTATCTCTATCGTTGCTTTCCGCGTCTAAATGTTTGCAATTATACCCGGCTTTAATGAATGCTTCAGTGACAAGTTTTGAATGCTCCACGTTGCAGTTAAACACAATGGTCTTTCGGTTTTCCGAATGCTGCCGATATGCGTTAACAGTTGATTGAATGTATTTAGGATTGCTAAATTGAATCGCCATTTGCTGCTCATCAAATTCGCCCATCTTCATTTTTAGTTCGGCTCTATTAACTGTTTCTGCCGCGCCATAACATATCTCCCGGCAAAGGTGTTTTGATTCGATAAGTTGAGGTATATCAATTCCGCAAACGATTGAATCAAAATAGTTTTTAAGCGGCTTATCTTTTTTCGATGCTAAAGGTGTTGCGGTAAATCCTATGATGTATTGATCGGTAAAGTAATCAATCACCTTTGTAAAATTTCCCAAATGGCACTCATCAATTATTACCAGTCCAATATTTTGAAACTTATCCAAACGCTTATAAGCGGTTTCAACCATTGCCACATAAACAGGCGCGGTTGGAATTACTTTCATTCCGGCAATTACTGCCTGAGCGTAAATTTCATTTGCTTTCCATATTGAATGAACCGCCTGCTTTAGCAATTCTTTTCGATGGACTAATATTAAAACTGACTTGCCCGATTTTTTTATGTACCTGTCACAAATTGCAGAAAAGCATATTGTCTTGCCTCCACCTGTTGCCAGTTGTGCGACAACCTTTCTATGCTTCACCAATGATTCAGCAATATTGCGAACGAACCGCTCTTGGTATTCTCTTAGTTGCATATTAAAAAAGCCCTAAAAAAGCTGCGGTGAGAACGGCTCAGGTTTCCCTTTGCCTCGCAGCCCTTTTAGGGCAGAAAAATTTTACAATTGCTCAGGTTCTCACTTCTGAACATTACAAAGATACAAATTAATTCATTCAAATTTTCCTTTATGATGCGCGAACATCGCAACATCGCCCGTTATTTCCTGATAGAAGCTAACCTCAACGGGCTTTTCAAACCACCCATAATACCGTTCCAGTGCGTGTTTGAGTAATGACTGCGTGACATTGTTTGCGATTGCAGCAATCCTTACCCGGTAATCGTAACCGTATCGGCCATTTTTCATGCAAACGAATTGCTCAATGGCCTTACCGAGATTGGCATACATTTCTTTGTTGTACTTGCGGATCATGTCAAGGTTGTGAACATTCCGCTCAGGTCTTCTTTGTTTCATGTTAGTAAACAGGTTCGTTAATGGTTTGTAATTGTGCGCGAAGTTTAGCGATTTGATTCCCGCACTTGATCATAGCAGTGCGATACTCTTCGATCACGTTCTGCCATAGTTCGCGTTCAGCTCGCACGATATACATCGGGCAGCGTTCGATCTCAGGGCAGTAAGATATAAAGTCAACCCATTGCAAAGAATCGCAGCAAAGAAACGCGGCAATTATCTGCCCTTCATGTTCGGTCGGTATCTTACCCTGCCTTATGTAGGTCAGGTGCTTTTTCGGTCGCGGTGATTTTATTTCGATTGACCCGATGTAACCGGATTCGCCCGGTATGAATCCATCAGGACTGAACCCGAAATGCTCGATCCCATCAGGCTGAACGAATCCGAGTTGCTCTACCTTAACCGCTCTGAGGCGTTCGTATTCGGATCGTGCGATTAGTTCAAGGTCTTTACCGCGTATCATGTCTTCGGATTCGAACATATCGAATTGATCATCTGAGTATCCGGTTTCCTTTTCTGCTGCGATCCGGTCGCATAGTTCGAGCCACTTCGAGCCGATCATTGACTTAGCTGCACCGCCTGTTATCTTGCCGACCCGGAGTTCAAACCATTCCGGGCTGCCTTGTTGCATCGTGTGGATTTTCATTGCTCTTCCTCCTGATTAACTTGCTCGAGTTCCGCCTTGCGCTTGTCTTTTGATTCGATTACATTAGGATGCTTGGCGAGTGCTTTGTCCATGCTGGTATAAACCTGCTTCAACTCATCCAAACTTCCGGCTGATTCAATATTGAACATGGCGTTTACAATGTCATCAGCGGTGAATGCAGGCTTAACAGGTTGTGCTACCGGTGTAGGTGGGAACGGTCTGACCCGTAACGCCTCCACATCTTCCCCGAATGCTGAAATCTGCGCAACGTATAGGGTGATCCGCACGCCTACCCACCGCTCAACGTATGGTGTTTTGGCCACCTTAGTTATGGCCTTTGCGTTTGTTGCATTTATGATAAACGGCTTTTCATTTTCGGCCCAGTGAACTACGAGGCATTCTTGTTTCTTTCCGTCTGATCCCTTGATGGTTTCTTTCCTTGCCATCTTGATCGTGAGTGTCCGCTCTTCGCCTGAGTAATTGAAGCAATACGCCCCGAAGTAATCCGGGTTCCGGTAGCGTTTCCAATGTGTTAGTGTTTCCATGATTTAGAATGTGTATAGTTTGTCAAGTTCTTTTTTTAGATCGAGCGAATGAGCCATGATGAACATGACTATTCTTTTTTTAGTCGCATCATCCATGTACGGGTGATCATCAACAATGACTTTCAGCCGCGCCTCGAGTGCTTCGAACTTTTGGTGAGCATGTTTAATAGCCTGCGCAGTCATAACTCAAAGTGATAGTTAAAGAACTGAGTGTAATTGTGCGACAGTACGGCATCGACTTGCGCCCATACTCTGAAAAATTCGGCTTCGCTGATCGGAGTGATGTCCATCCGATCAGCAAATGATAGTAGTGTGCGCTTAACGTGATCGGCATTGTCGCAATGACTGATTGAATTAACGCCCTGCCCTGCTATGATCGTTGTCATGTAGGGCTTTTCGGGTCTGCAATCGATCATAATATAAATCGGCTTGCCCGGCTTTTGGAAAAAATGAAATTGGTTCATGTGTTTTGGTTTTAGATTGATTAAAATTGAACTGTTACAGTAGCACCTAATTTCTTTAGGGTGCGAATTGACAAGTCTAAAATTGATTCATCAATGTTTTCATTACTATATTCTACCGTTGAAAATTTAAACTCCTTAGCTTTATTTGCAGGTGGCGCAAACGTGAAATCAGAAGGAAGAGCGAAAAAGCCGTGACTCATCCAGCTTTTAGGTTTCCCTTCAGGTCTGCTTATAAGATTATCCTTTTTTAATTCTTCGTTTAACGATGGTGTTATTGTTTTCCATTCCCTTTTTTCATTAGGATATCTTTCTCTTAAGGCATCGTTTAGAGTTACTGTAGAAATAGCCTCCCCTATTTTTGCATTAGCCCAAAAATTGTGAACATCGCTTCTGTACTCAGAAACTTCGTTGATTGGTAGTGTTTTCATGTGTGAATTGTTTTAGATTGGGGCAAAGATATAAAATATTTTTATCCTGCAAATTTTTAGATAAATTTTTTTTACCTTTGCCCGGACCAAACACCACAGAACTATGTCAAAGTACCATATTGAGTTGAAAAACAAGCGGAAAGAACTCGGCCTGACCCTGAGCGAAGTTTCCGAACTGACCGGGATAGCCATACCTAACATAAGTATGTATGAGAACGGCATAAAAAAGCTGACCGAGTCGCGCTACCTGCTACTGGATGCGGCATTGGATAAAATTATCATGTTGAAAATCAGCAAGTTAAAGAATTTAAGTAAAAAAAAGTTTGCTTGAATGTTGCAGGTATAAAAATAGTTTATACTTTTGCTGAACCAAAACGATACAAACCATGACAACTCAACAATTCCAAACAATCGCAACTGAAAAAATGCAAACCTTAACAACTAACGACCTGATTATTGAAGTAAAAAAATTAGTAATCGATTTTTCGGATGCTGCTTCTTTAGTTATGGGCGTTGCTTTAGATATTTTAATGGAGCGGATGCCTGAAAATGAATTTATAAAATTTTGCGATAGCTTATAATAAACCAACACGGGGAGCAGCATCCGCCCAACTGCATAAACCAAACGAACCCAAAACACCATGACAACTCAACAACTCTCCACCCGAATCGACCTAAGACTAAGTTCATACGGTCACTACCGCGTTACAATTCAGTATCGCAACAAGCAGTATAGCTGCACAACTACCAACAGTATGGCAGTTGACAGGATCAATAGTGATGAGCCTGATAAATCAGCACTGCTATCATTGTGGAACGAATGTAAATCAGCTAACAACCTGTAACACCATGACCCGCAAAAATCAAATCCGACTTATTAAGGCATTAATTCTGATCGGTTGCTTAATCGCGCTGATGGCACACCTGCCTGTTATCGTTAATTTCTCAATCCTGCTGCTGATCTTCGCTGCCGGATGTTATGACATCGCAACAAGTAAATTAAATGACCATGCCGATTTTTGATATTCATAACGTGACCGGAATTAAGGAATACCGGCACAAGGAGCGATTCACCGTTGAGGTTGAATACGATGCCGATCCGGTAAATGATTTTCAGATAATTAAAATTATGGATGGCGATGCTGATATAACTGAGTTGTTTCAGAACGAATCTGATATTCACCAGGCTATCTTTGAGCATATTGATGAATACGATCGCCCTGATCCTGATGACAAATACGATGAGCGATATGATTACTGATAAGGAAATTGCGGATAATGTCCGTGAGGCATTGAAGCAAATCAAGGATGAGATACTTGAATTATACACCTTGTGCGAAGATTGGCCTGATAAGAGGGACTGGCGAAACAGGCTTAATCGTTTGCAATTGAAGCAGTATTTTTTGGAAGAGATAATTGAGCAGCAATGAAACAGACAGCAGTAGAATGGTTGCAAGAAAACCTACCATCCTTGTTTGAAGATGATTCAGGTCATTATCAGAAACTATTTCAACAAGCCAAAGCAATGGAGAAAGAGCAGATAGTTGATGCTCATTTAACAGGACTGATACACCCATTAGAAATTGAAGCAACTAAACAAGCAGA